TGTCACTGCCCCCGTGACATTGTCTACTTCCCCTTCATACATGGGATGTCCGGATGTCGTTGACCCGCTGCCATCATAGATGGATATACCGTCCAGAGTGGCGTTTTTCGTAATGGAGATATTTCCGGGGTCCCCTGTGATTGTCCCGAGCTGAATAAGCTGAAGAGTGTTTGCGGCGGTGATCGGCCCCGTCATCGCCCCGCCTGCGAGGGGAAGGAATGGCCCATTTCCTATCGCGATCCCATTCACCAACGGCGCAGACTGGAAATTCAGCGTGCCTGCTGCCGAACTCCCTGTTGCACTCCCGAGGGACACGCCGCCTGCGAGGGGTACGGCTCCGAGCGTGTGGTAATCGAACGTGACTGCCGCTGAGCCGTTGAAGGTCGTGCCTGGTGCAGCGCCGCCGCTCGCTGCGCCAGTAAGAGGGTTTAATGTGGTAGAACCCCCATTCGGATTGCACGGCGTCCACGGCCCGCCGAGAGTCGCTTGGCAGTAGAGGTAAACGCTTGGCGGCGTACTCCCAAGCGCACCGAAGGCTTGCGCGGAATTCCACGGTTGCCATGTTCCAGCGCTTGGAGACACATAGGCCGCGATCGCCTGCCCATGCGCTGAGAGCACAGCCAGCACCGCGAACAATAGAACCAGCGCAATTTTTTTCATGGACTTCTCCCTAGACCTGGCTGAACGCAGCAACAAATGTGTCGGCAGCGGCCCCAAATAGCCAAAAGGTCGATAGCTGCCACGGCTGCGTCGAGCCAATCGGCGCGGTGTCGAACAGGTTGCCGGGGTTGAGGACTTCAAATACCGAGGCATCGGTCGCCGACACAGTGCTGGCATTGCCGATATACATCGTGCCCGCGGCGGTTGCTGAGCGAATCCGCACATCGCCCGCAGCCTCGTTCAGCACCACCCACTCGCCAGTTGCGGCATGCGAGTTCTTGAGGCCCTGCACAATAAGGTGCGTCGCGTCCACGATTTTCTTGACTGTACCCTGATCGGGAATAGACCCGGTTGCGACTAAGCCGGGATTGAATGCCGCAGTCGGTCCAACAGCCACGCGATCTCCGGTGATGAATCCCTTAGTCGAAGTGACAATGAGGGTCGTCTGCGTCTCATTCGAACCAGGCGTAAGCTTACCGCTGAATTCATCTGGAGGAGGCGTGACGGCTGCAGTAAGTGCTGTGCCGAAGACTGGCTGCGCTGCGCCTGTAACCGTCTGAGGACCGGCAAACGGACGAATGCCCATTACTCACCCTTCCTTCCCTTAAACATCGGATTCTGCGAATACGGCGGATAAAGACTCGGCGCGCAGCACGGACCCGACCCGGTGTCCTTGGTTTCGTTGTCCGGATTGCGGAAGCTGGATTTTGCGCGCAGATCGCCCATCGCGCCAATCGCGTTGCGGCGAATGTCGTTCGGCGTCTGGACGTACTTGCCCTTCCCGCCCCAATCGTTCGCAGCTTCCGGATCGAACTCGTCATGCGTGCCCAGCCGCTCGCGGGAGACGTGGAATTGATCGAAGCCGGGCTTCGAGTTGACGGGGATGTCTACCTTCCCGCCGCTGCGCTTGCGAAACGTATCATGCACCTTGTTGCTTGGCTGAACCATACTACCTCCGGCCCTGTGATTGCCTGTACCGTTGCTCGCTGCTGAATTTCCAGTTATGGACTCGAGCCATATCCATGACAGGCTGCTGCGGCGCGTCATCGAAGTTCTGCGCATCTTTGTTCAAGACGACAGATTGGAATCCAAGACGAGACTCTGCGCGCTCGAGTTCGCGGATATTGTTGACTTCGAGATTTCGACCGAATTCATCATTCACGTGATCGAAGCGGATTTTGAACTTTGAACCAGTTTCCCGCGGTATCGCGGATGTCTGGCAGAGGTGCTTCTCCGCGCAATGACACGTGCCCGGACCATACCCCAGACTCTTCTTCAGAGTCGGCATGAAGCGCAGTTTATACGCCACTTCGTTACAGTTTTCACATACTTGGCTCATAGCGTCATCCTACTCCTAACCTCCATACCACGATGCGCTTCCAGACATGACAGCATGCTGTGCGTCCCAAAGAGCACCCCCTGGAGAGTAGTACGGCAAATCCTCACCCTGAATAGTGGCGCTCGTCCGATACAAATTCTCATCTTCGTTCGCCATATCAAGCAATAACGCTTCGTGCTCTTGATGAAATGAGTTCGCCAAGCTAATGGCCGTCGCTGAATCGTACCCTGGATTCTGTTTTGGCTTATATCTCAAAGCCCACGCCATCGCCTCTTTGATGATTACGTCGCACCTAATGTAAGGCGGAAGCGTGTCGTTATCATCGACCAAATTTGCTGGCTGCCGGTATAAATTAAATGGAAGGCACTGTTGGGTAAACGGCGCGGGCCAGAGTTCTATCAGATAGTTCCCGTTTGGATCCGTCGCAAGAGGCGCAAGTCCCCAAGGGAAATTGACCGTGATGCGCCATGGGTCTCGATTGTCGAGATAGTCCTGAGTTAGATTAGTCCATAGCTTGAAACCCATCACCATGTTAATGCAAGTTTTGATGTACTTAACATTGGGGCCAAAACTGTAATACATCTGAATGATGTAGTAGCCAGTGGTTTGCGTGGTTTGCCCAGGAGCCATCGGGCCACCCCAAGGGAGTTCTAGAAATAGCTGCTGCGCCTCAAAATCCACGTTGGTGATTGTGTAAGGTGGAGCATTCAAGCCGGCGCGAAACTGGCGACCGATTAAGGTATTGTCCCAGCCGGTGCCTACGCCCTGCACTACATTCGAATTAAGCGTGACGGTTGCTTGTCCAGTCGAATAAGAGTTTGGGCAAATAATTTGCCCCTTAGTGAACAGCCCATACCAAGTCTTTTTTGCGTATACCTGTCTGACGATTTGGTTGACCCACCCGCCAATTTGTGGCAATGAGTTGGGGTTCCAAGCGCTAATGGACCCAATCATCTGGCCAAACGTCATCTGCTGCACAAATGGGAGTGCCCCACTCGGCTGAACCTGCTGCGGAATGACTATGGGCTGTACGATCGGCAAATTACACCTCGCATCCTTCCAGGGGATGAACCCATTCGCCAGCCATGATTGGCAAAGCCGCTTGCTGTGCGAGGATTGTCAGACCGAGATATTCTGCGCGGAGATGCAACTCGCCATGCTTCTGCTTGATAAGCACTTGAAGATTGAACGGGGTATTGTCTCCCTTATTGCCATTTCGATGATGCACGAGTTCGTTGACCTTTAATCGCCTGCCTATCTCTTTCTCCGCAACAACGATATGCTCTGGGCGCCAATTATTACGCCCCACTTTAATGCGCCAATACCCGTCGCCGTCTGGACGGCGTGTGCCGATTGGAGACGAGTTTGGACTGCCATGTTCCTTGAAATATGCGTTCCTGCACACACGACTGCAGAATTTTTTGTTCGCCTGCCAGCCACTCGCTGCGTTATACGGGTCGCCGCACTGCACGCATTTCTTCTGACAGTCCCTTTGCCAGCTCGCTTTGCCGCCCTTACGGTAATATCCGGCACAAAGCGTCGAGCATGTCGCCTTGTCTTTGTATGGACTCGTCTCGAACATCTCCTCGCAAATTGGACATTGCTTCACAATTTTTCGCCGCATCGCCTTATAAGAGCATGCGCGGCTACAAGACTTCGCGCGTCTCTGCGAGTAAACGACCTCAAAAGATTTTCCGCAACCTGGGCATTCCTTCGTGACGGGTTCGCGATGAGTTTCTGCTCTCTTCTTTTTGTCGCGAATGGCGCACGCGCACTTGCGACTACACGCGGCTTGCGGTGTATCTTTTCTCCGCGAAACGAAGAATGCGCCCCCGCACGCGGGGCATGTTTTTTCGATTGTCTTCTGCCTGGACGGCGGGATGGGATCGATGGGAGCCATGACTGATTCTACCTAAGAACTCCTCTCTCACCTCAAAAAAGAACCGCCACAAGCACAGGGCCGTGGCGGTTCCCCTCTTTACTGCTTTGACTATTCGCCCTGCGCTTCGAACTTCACAATCCACTTGCAGGCGCTGAGATCGGTGCCGCTTGCTACCTGCACATCAGCTTGTACCACTTCCATGTTGATCGTCGCGGCAGGCGATGGATCGATAGCCCCGCTTCCGAGGTTCGCCGCAGGCAGAACAAACTTCGGCGTATAGAGCGCAGCCGCCGCATTCCCCGCGATGACTTCCGCTCCATACAAATTCCCGAGGCTGAGTTGGTTCGCGGTGATCGGATAGCCGCTGGTCGGATAATCGGATGTTCCAGGCGTAATCTGGAACCCGCGCTCGACATTCGCAAATCCGAGAGCGGCCCTAAAATCCGGGTATCCTTGAAGTGTGAGCGCCATTGCCAGCTCCTCTTAGAACGTGATGTCGGTGTCGATCAGGATGTCTGCGGTCGTGTTTGCCGAGACAGCCGTGAGCGCGATCGCATTGTAGCGCGATGTGGGAGCAACGCCGGAACCGACGCGCCCAACCACAAAGTTGCCGGCCGCACCGACCAGAGCGTCTCCGCGCGCCGTCGCAGCCACAACCGCAGCCGCAGCCAGAAAGCCCTTGGTCGCGATGAAGCACCAGTTGCCGTTGAGAGTCGTTGCCGAAGCCGCGGCAGTCTGCGCGAGAGCCGTGAAATTCGGCAACAGCCAGCCGGCGAGCGAGTTCAGGTTGCCGGTCGCGGATGGCAAGCCTTCGGTGAACACGCCCGAAACCGTGGTAAAGGTTTCATCGGTCCAGTAGACGGGAGCTGGGTACGCGAGCAGGTTGGGATTCACGGTCGAGTTGTACCGCACGTAGCGCACGATGAGCGGTGCACCCCAGCCATTCGAGTTGAGTGTGCCGTTACCTGGGTAGTTCTGCGCGGGAAGAGAATAAGACCC